CAACCCGATAGTTTAGAGATGGATTTTTCTAACCAACCCGATAATTTATACTATCCTTTTAATCTATTTTAATATTTTCTTTACAGTTTTCTTTAGCACTGGAACAACATCTTGAACAAACCAAGGATTCTTTGCCTGCCATCTAAAATTCAAGGGACTTGGATGAACGATTGGAAAATACTTAGGTAAATACTCATCAAAGCACCTGACTGTTTCTGTAAGATTCTTCTTTGTCCTACCCTTGAGATAGTAATCCATAGAATATTTACCGATAAGAATTGTAAGTTCAATGTTGTTTAGTTCCTTAAGTATAGGTCCATGGTATTCCTGAGCAATAAATTTTCTAGGTGGCAAATCACCTGTTTTAGCCTTGCCAGGATAGTAAAAATCCATTGGAACTATTGCAATTTCTTTAGAATAAAACGTATCTTTATCTATACCCATCCAAGAAATAAGGGTTTCTCCAGATTTATCATTAAATGGAATAAGTGATTCCTCCACCTTTTTTCCAGGTGCCTGACCTACGATTAGAATCCTAGCTTCCTTATCTACTTGAAGTATTGGTGGTATGTTCTTATTTGTATATTCGGTATTTCTTTTGTCTAGTTCAATTTGCTTTATTATACCTTTTAGCGACATAATATAACCTCCGATACTAAAAAACAAATATCTCACCATCAAATAGTGAGGCTTAAATAATATGTAAAATCAATGGCTTTAGATAGTGACTTAACTATTCCCACTCAATGAGAGTAGATTTTATACAATTTAAATATATTGAAATCACTGGATTTCATTTTATATATTTTACGCTTTTCTATGATTAAAAAGCATATTTCATACAAAAATACGCCATTTTTACGCCAAATGGAGAATCTACTTTATCAAGTATCCATCTTTATTAAATTCATAGGTATTGCCATCAATAACTTGCTTACCAGTCATACAATAGCCTTTTGAATTAAAGTAAAACTTATTGTGATTATACTCAAGCCAACCCGTAACCATAGCCCCATCCTTATCGGGATTAAGATAAAACCATTTAAACCCTGACTTTAGCCAGCCAGTCCTTCTTTTACCCTTATCATAATAATACCACAACCCCTTCTCTTCCGTCCAGCCTACCTTCATATTTGTATCAGATATACTGGTATTAGCCTTACTATTGTAATCTTCTTGAAGAAGACCATAAGCTATAGCCTGGGCCATCTTCTCAAATCCTATTTTCTTAGCCAGGTCTGAATCCTCTTTATTATCACAAAAGAAAGACTCCACAAGCACGGCGGTTGGTTTAGTGTCATTAATCATATATAGTTGTTCAGTTTTTGTACCACGATTGGTAAAGCCTAAGCTACTGATATTCTTGCATATTTGACTGGCTATGCTATAGCCTTTTTTATCTCCAGGGTAGTGGAAAACTTCTACACCATGTCCTGCCCCATCTGCAGCATTTAAATGCAGTTCGCAAACAAGGTCATATTTTCCTGAATTTGCTATTGGAATTTTATAGCTATATTCACTTCTTTTACTTGGAAATACTCCTTCAGGACAAACTATCACGTCGCATGAATGACCTAGTGACTCTAGCACTCTTTTAACATAAGGTGCAAGCTCCTTATTATACTTATACTCATGGGTATATCCACTTGCACTTGTACACTCACCACTTTTTAAAATGGAATGCCCTACACTTAAAAATATCCTCATTCCTTTTGCCTCACTTTCTGAAATAAAAAGGTGGCCGTAAAGACCACCCCCTAAAAAAATTAATCACCCAATCCCTTACTTGTAGGGTTTATAAATACCCCTAGCACTGCCATAGCTGTGGTTCCTAGTAGGAATGGATTTGATACAGTCTTAATAACTAACTCACCTACACTTGCCCAAGTAGTTAGTGAGCTGGCTTCTACCTGCAGTGATGTAAGGAGTATACCACCAATACCTACCCAAAACCATGGATTCTTATATCTTTCTACATTGTTTGATTTTTTTTCTATGCTGTTTTCAATTCTACTCATGCCATTCTCCTTTATGTTTCTTAAATTCCTCATACTTACATTTCCTTGTTTCAAGCACAGATATCCTCATATCATGCTTTACCATGTTAGTCTTTAATACATCCAGCTCCTGTGTATGTTCTTTAAGTGAGTCTCCATGCGTAACAATGTCTTTTGTTTGGCTCTCAATAGTCGAGTTAAGCTTGACTATGCTAGAGTTTAATTTAAGCATTGGACTCACAAATGCTATTAATACAGGAACTCCTACTACTGCGCTGTATATAAATTCCTGATTTGTCATATATCACCTCGAATTTTTAAAAAATGGGTAGTTTTCAGACTTGCCCGGGTCCGTGCAAATACCTTAAACTTACTAGCCTATTCAACAGCTAGCTCTTCAAGATCCATAGCTATAAGCAATTCTTTAACTTTAGCCTTTAAAAACTGTGGGACCTGCTTAAAAGTTCTTACACCTGCTATAATGCATGTTACATAACACATTGCCATATCATTTCCACCTCCTAACTTATAAAATTTTATATAAAAAAAGAACCTAATATTATTGATAAGATTCTTCATATATAACACCTCTATTCAGCTTTTAGTAGTTCCTCAACTTCATTCTTAAGGTAGTCAGGAACATCTTTTATAGTTCTTTTCTTGTTTTTGATTAAATACACATATAAATTCGCTAATGCACTCATTATTATTTACCTCCTGAATTCATTTCCATTATTTCTACAATAGCAGTAGACAGCTCTAGTTTATCTTTTTCAATATTTTCAGTTAGTTCTGCTATTGCAGTCGCATACTCTAGCCTAATCTTTTCTATTTCGCTTTTGTTTTTTTCTTCGTATTCTTTTCTTCTTTTTTCTGCCTCGATATTGTCTTTTTTAGACTGTTCAATATAGGCCTTTACTATATCTTCTGCAGTGTTGCCCTTAAAGTTCTTCTTTAAGTCCTCTAAGAAAACTACCTCCAGACCATCTATTAGTATTAATGTTTCCTTTTCTGCCCTTGGATAAGATGAAAGCCATACACTTTTATCTATTCCGTTTAAATCACTTTTTCTATCCCAAATTTCAATTTTAGAACTCATGCTTAAAACAACTCCTTCATCTTTTTAACGTTAATATATTCTAAATTTAAAGCCACTAAACAATTAGTATTTTTTATCTTAGCTATTGTGCTATTACAAATTAACCTTGTTCCAACATTGACTACTTGTGTCGTTTTTGTATTTATGTCAAATACTGTAATCTTTGAAAATGTAGCTAAATCGGAAAATGGACTATCACTAACTATGGCAAAAATATAGATTTTATTATCATCCTGAGAATAAAATATTTTTGCATTTGTGTTATATAAATGACCCACTTTTATAGTGCTTTCTCCTGATTCTGTGTTTTCGTCTATATATGTATAAGCAAAATGTTTCTCATAAGATGATGCATATTTATAATAGAAAAACTCAGTACCATTACCTACAGAAAATAATGAAAATCCATAATTTGCAATGGTGCTTAGATTCATAGGACCCATCATAGTATCATCTACAAAATTATAAATATAGGTTTTTTCTTTCCCATAACCTTTTTCCTTAAGAGCCAAATAATTAGTTTTCACATTGCACATGGCATCTATTTCAAAACTTTCCCCATATAGTTCTACATTTGCGCCTTGTATATTTGATTTTTTGGAATACGTATTTGTCTTTAAGTTCCATACATAGGCTATATTATTTATGTCTGCTACAACACAAAAATTACCACGAATTTTTACAATACGCGATATATAAATATTGCTTTTCGCAAAAATATTATTACTATCACTATCTGATGTCGATATCCTAGTCATTGAGTTTGTAGATAAGTCAAGGAAACTGACTTCAACATAACTAGATGAACCATACACTTTTTCATAAACGAAACGGATTTTATTTTCGTATACATCATACATTTTTGTGCCAGATTTCATAGTTGGTAGTGGTATTTTTTTAAATTTTGTATCCAACTCACCTTTAAAATCGTAAACATTAACTGACGTATCTGTAAAATTGTTTCCACTGTCCAAAAAACCGAATATGTAGATTTTATTATCATCTATTACGTAATTTACAGGCTGTTTTGACCCTTGCATATAGGAATTACCTATATTTGCAACATACATACCTAATTCAGATGTAGGGATTGCCAGGTTATTAAACTTCTGTAACTTATCTCCATTTCTTTCCAGGTATTCTAAAAGTTCTTTAATAGTTGTTATCCTAGCATTACTATCTATCTTCTTAACCTCACCTACAATAGCAGTAAATTTGCTTGAAAGATTTTCGATTAGTTTTTTGTATACTTTTTCTCTAGACTTTATAGCCATACTTATATGCCACCTCTTATATCTTCAATATTTACTCCCAAAAGCTGGGCAAACTTCTCATTATCATCTTTTAGTAAGGTATCTACCCCGGTTAATTCATTATTTAGGGTATTAATACTCTTTCTATCAAGAATTTCTGCTTCCTTAACGTCCTTAATTGATTTAATTATTCCCTTTAATACCTCTTTAAGGGTTTTATTCCCGTCACTTGTAACGGTTATTTTTTCGTCTGTCAGTTCAATGGATCCTAGCTTTTTCCACAAGTATTTTATATAGTTGGTTAGTGATTTTTCACTGCTGACCTCTAAATCTTCGTCATACCCTTCCATATTTACTGAACTTAACTTACCAATAGAGTCATCAAGTAAAGTGAAGTTTTCCATAATAGGGTCTATGTCATATATATTATCGTTGGTTATTTTATTTAACCTGTTTTTGTCCGTTTTATTGTATCCTTCCATTAAGTTAAATGCACCCCATTTCTTACATCTTTCCAAGTTAAGCCTTTTGCCTTATACCACTTAGCTGGCTTGCCATATTCCTTAGTATCACCCCAAGTAATGTATTTGAATTCAAAGTCATAATTTAAGTGCGCCGGCTTAAGCTTGTCTATGATTTTTCTTATCTCACTTATTTTTTTTGGCACACCTATTATTCCTACAAATTTTATTGTAAATGCATACCTATCATAGTGCTCTATGACATCACACGTACCATTAGAGTAACTCTCAACTATGTTCTTAATTACTTCTATAGTAGTAGTTTCCTTGGCCTTCAGAGAAGCTAATATATTACTCCTAATGACATCTATAGGCAAATCAGCATCATAGTCTATCCCTGCAAACTTGCACCACATAGGTAGGGAAAAAGTAGCGGATTCTATAAAAAATTCATTTACTAAAGCATCTATACTTAGTTCAAGCTCTTCTAACTGATATCCATAGGCTGTGAATATTTCTTCTGTGGTAGTATTTATTAAATGATCAGGATATAAATCAATTAATTTAAACATTAGTCAATCACTCCCTTAGTAAGTGTTATGCTGCCAACTGCCCCCACCTGGTCAGTTACTAGTTTAATGTTTCTTGCAGCACCATTTATTGTTAAATTAGAGAAGTCTATGACCCCCTCAGTGCTTACCAGAAGCCCTGCTACTTTAGTGTAGGTGATTTCCTTCACTGACTTAACTAGGTAGTCATCTAAGGCTTGTATAAAGCCTTCCTTCACCTGATCAAGTGTGTAGTTATCATCTACCTCTACAGTAGCTGTTATGTTGATATCCAATATAGTAGGTGTAGTTACCGTTACACTAGCTCCTATAGGCCTTTTAACTTCAATATATTTCTTTGCAGCTTCTACTACTTCAGGTGCTACATTCCTATTATTCTTACTCATGACAATCACTTTTACAGTTCCATTACCATTCCAAAGCGGAACAACCTTGACATTTTTAACCCCATCTACTGATAGGGCCCAGTTGATGTAGTCATCTACATTTCCTGATGTCCCTTTGTGGGCCTGTAGATAAAAGAATCTTTCCTTTAGTTCATCATCAGTTTCAGGATCTACACCACCTTCAAGCGCGCCTACACTTCTTATGGATGTAACTTTATCATTTTCTGGACTTACTAGGGTAAATTCCACTGTGGATACGCTATTTACACTTGCACCAACATTCATAGATCTTATATATAAAGTCACTCCATTTTCATCATTAATCCTACCATCTTGATTATCTAGTACTTCATACTTATTTCCAAATGCGCTTATAACGGCCCCAGAAGGAATTTCTTGACCAACTTCACCAATAAATAATGCTTGTCCTACTGATTCTTTTCCTTCTTTTCTATAGACCCCAAATTCCTGGACTCTCTTATCTAAGTTATCCCCATAACTATCTTTTATAAAGGCTATATTAAGAAGCTTATCAAGTACTGTATAAATACTAGCATGTGCCAGTGCAATGGAACTGAACACACTATCTAGTACAGAACCCTCATTTTTAGCAATGGGGAGCTCTGTGCCTATTAGCATCTCATTTTTTAAATTTAAGTGCGTTTTATCTTCAAACATCTATATCAATCCCCCCGTATATGCTTTTTACTTTAATTCTAATGTGTAAATCATCACCAGTGAAGGTTATCCCCCTATTTTCAACATCGTTGATGTAAGGATTTATAAGCAATGCCTCTTTTATGAATCTAAAAGCCTCTGATTCAGTTAGTCCTCTGCTGAATTTTTGACCTATCAAGGTATTTAATTCAGTTCCATAGTCCCAAGAGTATATCTCATGGTTGAATCTAATTGTTTTGATAGCCATATATATCCATACCTTAAGAGCCTCTGCACCTTCAACCACCTTGAACTCTTTTGTATCTTCATCAATTATGAAGTCATCTCTATCAAAGTCGTATGCCAACTCTTTTAAAAGTGGTAACTCACTATTAGGTGTATAATTATAGTCTTCAGGCACTCCTATGAAGGGAAATATATCCTTTTTATCTTCCACTACCTCACCACCTTATCTAGAATCGTTACAGTAGAATCGTCACAATTAATAATCACAACGTCACCAGCTTTTATGCCACCTAAATCTACCAAGTGTGAATGTCCGTCACTCGCACTTGTCTTTAAGCCGTTTGCTAAAGCATAAGCCCATGATGTGTATCTTATCTGCACTGTTTCAATCTCAAAGTCATTATATTTTAGTCTTGTTTTTGGGTAACTGTTAATCACCTCAGCAAACTGAATAGAAGGTGTGTGGCTTCGCATACCCTCTGTATTTATTATTCCTAACAATTCATGTTCGTATGACACCTACCAACACCTCCTGATTTCAGTCCAACGCCCAACCCTTACTTTTGTTTTAGTAATAGGTCTGCCTGATGGCCCACCATTATGAATCACCATTCCATTTCCAATATATAGCATTACATGCCTGCCACTTCCACTTGCTGAAGACTGTGTTATTATTAAGTCTCCAGGAAGTGCCTGAGCCAGTGATGGGATCTTCTTTCCATTGTGTAACTGCGCTGATGTAGACCCACCAATAGTTATCCCTGCTGCTTTATGGCATGCGTACACAAATCCACTACAGTCTGAATTGTAGATACTCTTGCCACCCCAGGTATATCTACCCTTGCCAACCATGCTTTCAGCCACTTGTAGTATTTTTCTCTGTCTTTCATTTCCGCCACTTCCTGAAGTACTACTTGATATAATCCTGCTATTAGCTTCTTCATCTGAGGTTACACCAGTACCAAGGTTGGAGTCAGTCCAATCTTTACCAGTATGCTGTTTGTACCATGATTTCACTTGTCTAATATATCCAGCAGTATCATTACCATCACTTATTGGTGCCCACGTAGAAATTATCTGGTCAAACTTCCTACCCTTCTTATTTACATGCGATATGCCAATAAAATGAAAACCTCTTCTAATTCCTTCTTCTACTGATGAGTAACTACCAAATGACTTGTGTTTCTTGATATTTTTGTCGGGATCCTTTATTCCAAAAAAGTTAAAATGATTGACTGCAAGATTAGAATCAAACTTTTCTCCACATTCCATTCTAGCCACCAAGGCAACCATCATTGGATTGACTTTATACATATTTCCATACTTAATAAATAGGTCCCCCTTACCTGCAAGCGGACCTTTTAATAATTTATTTATCATATCAGCGGTGATTCCATGTCCCCAGTCAAGGGCTTTTCCTTCACCACTGGATGCTTTTGATTCATCCTTTCCTGCTGACTTTTCATCCATGATATTGTCAAAATTAAGTTCTAAATCTATGGAATACTTTCCGCCTATCCAGGAATGTTTATCCTTGTCAATGTAGAAGTCACCTATTAGACCTGTGTGTGAGTCTTTAACCTGGACCTTATACCCACTCTTACAAGTGATATCACCGTATCCATGTAGGTCACAAGTTCTATCTAATCCATGAAAGGCTGCATCTATATCTTCTGTCTTTCCATCTTTTTTCTGTTCAATAACTTTTGATACGGTGTGATATAACTTTCTGAATTCCTTATTGGTCTTCACCTGAAGCTTGTTACCCTGTTCATCCACTACCAAGACCCTGTTGACTACATTGGCTACAGACTCTTTGTAAGAACTGTATTCTATATTTTTGTCCTGTTCAAATACAATTCTAAGCTTAACCTCACCTTTTTCAATGACATTAAACTTATCTATATCAACATCTATCATGTATTTCTTCTTACTAGTCTTAGAGTGTTCTGTGTAGGCTGTCATGATGGCATCATATCTTGATACACCAATAAACATCTTGGTTATTTTGCTATCACCCTTAGCAATCTTACCTACTGGTAGTTTCATCTGGCCATCCTTACCAGCAAACACAGTCTTAGCAATTTCAGAAGCCGATTTATTTACAAAATTATAGCTTACTTCGTCCTTATGTAGTACATAGCCTATATCATAGGCGGTCACTCTTATACCATTATTACTGCTGGCTTTTTCAACCTCTATGATATTACCCCTGAATATTTCCTTACCGCCTACATAAAAGCAGCAAGTGGAATTGGCGCTAAGTCCAATACTTTTTACCTTGTCATCATTTACTGCCTGAATAAATTCAAAGTTTAGTTCTCTATAAGGGCTTTTAATACTACCGCTCCATGATACATTAACTATATCTGTAAGCCTGTAGAAGCTTCCACCACCCCTTATATGAACTATTAAGTCTATATCTTCCATCTTATATGTGGCCATTACGGAATCACCAACTTCCAATTACTGTATATTAAGTTTGATTTTTTCAGGCTAGGATATCTTTTAAGATTTTCTGCATTAGAAGTAATCTTCTTATATTTACGACCATCTCCATAGTATTTCTGTGCTATCAAGTATAGGTACTCTCCATGCTTTACTGTGTGGGACCTTCCTGGAACCTGCTTGCTTAGGTCTACCGTAGGCTTATTTCTTGAGTAGACCTTATTAGGGATAGGATTTTTAGGATTTCCACTAACTGGACCAGGTTGCCATGTGGGTATGTTTATATCCTCATCTTCCTTAAGGTCTAGGGTATAGTATACATCCCCACTAGAGTCTCTCTCGCTATATTCAAAGTGAGATATCCTGACTGGAACATTAATTGAAGTACCTGTTACTATATACCTAAGTCTTGTACCCTCTCTACACCACTTTTCAAGCTTATTAACATAACTATATGGGTCTCCACTACCTGTGGCAAAGTGATAGTTTGCCCCTTCATGAGGAAAAAAGCACGATATAGACATGGCGGAAGGCTCATATCCATTATAGATATTTACCTTCCCCTTTTTAACTATACTTTCAGCGCTTATATCAGCATTAACAATCTTGTTAAATTCAGATGGTACAACTGGTAGCCTTAGGTTATCCCCATCTCCATTTAAGTATATTTCTACCAATTACACCACCCCCTGTGCTAATTTAAGCTTCTTAACTAGCTTACCTATCATTAAATCAATGTCAGCTTCTTCTCTTACAGTAACTCCATTTAGGTTAATTACTATGCCATTGTTACTACCTCTGTTCTCATAGTCGTTGGCCTCTCTCTTAGTTAAGACTTTTTCACCCTGATGCAGATTAGCTGGGTAATTATCATAAGGTACTCGAGGCAGACCAAATGCATGGCTATACTGCGTTGGTCTAGTGTTTACCGGACCGTTTCCACCAGAAGAGTCACCACCAACACCAAAATCAACTGTTGGTATCTTAGGTATTTTCTTTTCAAACCAGTTACACATATCAGTCCATGCATTTTGAACAGCTCTTATAGAGTCTGTGATAAATTTTATAGTTTTATTTATTTCTGTGAGAATTGGGATTATTACCTTGTTTGCAAACTCTAATTTAAGCTGCATAAGGGCCCATTTCTTTTCCCAGTCAGACGCCAACAACTTAATTACATCTCTTATAAAATTAGGATTTTCTTTAAGGAATTTAAATACATCTTCAGCAACATGCTTGAAGAACTGGAATACATCCCCCATACCCTCAAATGCACCATTAACTTGTTGGCCCAATACATTTATTGCCTCTTGGGCTTCAGGCGAGTTAGTGATTATATGGTTATATACTTCATCTAGCATATCGGTAATCGGTTTGGCTGCAGTTTGTAATTTACTAAAATCAATACCGCCAAAATTGGTTACATCCATTAATCGCCATAGCCCACTTATAGCTTCTTCTGCCTTCGTGTAGATGCCTGAGAAGAAACTTTTAACATTCTCACTATCAAATATCTTCTGCACCCTCTCATACATTGGGCTATATACCTTAGCTTCAAGTAGATTATTAGCCATAACCCATGCATCCTTGAAATTCATAGGAATATTTTGGAACTCTTTATTAACTTCATCTGAGTGTTTAAGAATTGCACGCTTAACTAGATCAGCAGTAAGAAGCCCCTTCTTACCAGCTTCTTTTATTCCTGTACCAACTTCTTTTTCAATCATCTTGGCCATTAGTGGTGCATTTTCTCTTACAGAACGAAGTTCATCACCTTGTAGCGTTCCACTGGCAAGACCCTGATTTAGCTGATACATTGCTGCACTAGCCTCTTCATTAGATGATCCACCTTTTCTAAATGACTGCATGGCTGTCTGGTAGAACTTGGCCGCTTCATCCGGCTTACCGCCAAATACATCTGGTGACATCTGCATTAGCTTAGTCATTCCATTTCTTACATCTGACAAGTTAGATCTAGAGTTTCTTGCTACCCCTTGGGCTAGGTTGTCATAATCGCCTATACTCAATCCGCCCCTATCAAGAGAGTTAACCCTAGCCTTATAGTCAGAATAGTTGTTATAGCCTTCTACGGTGACCTTAATAACTTTATCCTTAAGTTTTGCTAGGCCTTGTTGAATCTTCTGTATGCCCCATGCGGTCATATCATGAAGGAATACCTTGACATCATCTTTCGCCTTCTTAGCAAGTACACCAACAGTCATTGTTACTGCAGCCAATACCGCAAGTGCTGGATGTTTGCCAAGTAGTTTTAGCGGAACTTTAGCCATAGGACCTAATTTGCCTAACTGACCACTTATGCTACTTAATCCCTTAGATGCCAAGTCTTTTATCTCAACTGGTATCTTGTTAGATTTTTTCAATCCCTCAACAAATGATTTCATCTTTTTAGACACACCTTCAACCTGCTTATTGGCATCTTTAGCATCCAGTTTTAGCTTCTTATTACCTTTTAGGCTCTTGTCAAAGTCCTTCTGTGCCTTGGCTACTTCCTTAGTCTCTTTCTGAAACTTCTTAAGTTCTGCCTGCATTCTTTTAAGTTCTTTTGTCATCAAGTCTTCAGCCTTAAATCTAGCTTTCAACTCTGTTGTATTTGTTGCCATTTTTTACCCCCTTTCTCCCATAAAAGGGCAAAATTGATTTTGTTTATCATCAAGCCTATCTTCTATTTCCTTAAATAAAAAGGCCTTCATCATTCGATATTCTCCAATATCTGTTTTTTTCTTTTGGTAAACTTCGGATGGAGTCAGATGTGCGTACTTCCAGAAGTAGTAGAAAGTACGCAGTTCATCATCCACCTCTATTAGTTTTTTATTTCATCTTCCTTGGGAACATTGTTGATTAGGTTGTCATAGGCCATGAATAGTGTATCTATCTCATCCGGAGTAAGAAGCACTAGTACCAGGTCAGTTGGAGTACCCACCTTGAATTTGCTTATCAGCTCAGTATTCTTAAATAAGGCTTCACCCTTATAGAATATAGAGTACACAAGAGTAAGTAGCTTCCTCTTCCTGTTATTTTCTGCCATTTGTAGCTTGCCTTTATCGGCCATCTTAAGCTTATAGCCATAGTCTTCTAATTCTGCTTCCTGCTCCAGGCTCATTCTACGCATCTCTACTATGAAAGGTTGACCAAACATAGTAGATAGGCTGCTTATCTCTATTTCTTCCTTTTTAACAAGGAAGTCATCTCTGTCCTTGCTTAGTAGTAGATCAATTAAATTAACATTCTTTTCACTCATAACTATCTCCTTATATCAAATCTATTGGCTCAAAATCATCAAATGTGAATGGTGCTTCAACCTTGCCTACTTCTCCATTTTTGAAGTCAGCAAGTGTTAGGTCGTCAAACTGTACACCCTTATACCTAATTCTTTCAGCTCCTACATTATCTGGGTCATCTAACTTAGATATTGCTTCAAAGTAGATAGTCTTCTGTTCTTTCATCCTAAGCCCTATTAGTTTGGTCATTCTTGATGATACCTTAGTCATAGTACAAGATCCTTTGCCCTCTGCACCAGTTGTCTTGTGTGCATCCATCATCTTCCTTGGCCTAGGCACTGCTGCCTTTTTAAAGTCTATCTTAGCCTGGAAGCCTTCAAGCTCAGCCACATACTCACCATCAAGCCATAGCTCACCAAAAGTGCCGCTTATCCCATCAGTACCTAATATTTCTTTTATCTGTTCCTTGTTTGTATCTGCCATTATTTAGCCCCCCCTTTTAAACGTTAATATTAATGTAGAAGTCTTCCATAGCGTCTACACCCTTTAGCTTGATGAATAGGAACACCTTAGATCTAGTATTAGCTTCCTTAAGTTCCTGCTCTGACATTGCATCTACATCTGCCCCTATTTCCTTCAGATATTTCTTCTGTGCATCTAAATCAATACCAACACTATGCCCTCTTTCAATTATTCCATCTCTTGCCAGGTCTTCTAAGAAGTTGCTAATCTCTGCTATAAGCAGGCACTTATTATCGTAGTTATTGGCTACTTTACCTACATAATAGTTAGATATCGACTTCTTAATGGCGTTATTAATAAACTTATAAGTTCTTACAAGTTTTATCTTCTTGAATGACTCCCCTTCATTGCCTGTAGGTGTTGTAAGTGATGTAACACCTCTTGCAATCTTGATATTGCCACCCTCTTTTGTCAAAATCAGCTTACCACCATCAATTAGCTGGTTTTTCTCTTCCTTGGTCTTCTTCGGAATAGTGCTAATAAATGGTACATTAGCATGCGTTATCGACTGTGTAAGCGGTGTGCCTGCGCATAGCCCACAAATAAACGGCAGTAGCTTAGTGGCTGTATAAGTTACATCACCTTCCTTAATGTCTTCAGTCGCAAACTCTATGACATCACTAGAGTTTGAAGGCTTAGTAGTTGTGATTACTAAATTTGCATCATAGCCGACATCAGGTAACTTCTTTGTGATGAACTCAATCAACTTAGGGTTATCTGTCTGGTCTGTAGCTTCAGGCATGCACAAATAGTTAAACTCATAATTTTCAAGAATATCCAGTGCATTATCTAGTGTGTCTGCCCCATTTATCGCGTATACTATTAACTTAGTAGGCGTGAAATTTCTTTCTTCAAGAACTCCACCAACTCTTACATCCTGCACATTGCCTATTAGGGCCTGTTTCATGTAAGTAAGATTTTCTGCCTTAAACTTAGCACCTTCTAGGTCCTCTAGTGAAGCGTATTCAGATAGGCCCTTTGCCGTACCATCTTTTAGGATTAGGCACACAACTCCAGTGCTGGCCCCATCTAAGGCTTTTCTCTTTATCTCTTTAAATACAATTTTAAGCTCTGTTAAGCCCATATATTATACCTTCCTTCCTCTTCTTCTCAATCTATCCCCATACCTGATATTAACTTCCTCTAATAGATCAAATTTATCTTGGACCTCAATACTGATGTTATTATTAATCTCTTTCATAACATATTCATCTACCTTATCAAAATAAACTTGTTCATGATAGCTTACTGATATACTAAAATGTAGGGTGTGGCCCACTTCATCTTTTAATATCAAGCCGTCTATCCCAGATATGTGAATGTATCTTCTTCCAACTTTTATGCTCCTTGTAAATGTCCTTTCCATTAGGTCTTTTAGGTCATACAAGCTAGCCTTAGCAGTCTTGTTGCCGTTGCCTGGAAAATACCTTATGTCAATTACAAGGCTTTTTTTATTGAAGTGTAAATTTACTGACTCTGAATCTGATGTGTTTACATCAATAAAAAAGCAGCTACCCTTATCTAGGTATAACTGCAGTTGTTCATCATCATCTGTAATTTTACACTTATATTCAGTATCCTTGATGGCATCATAGATCATATTCGATACTGACTTTATTAGATCGTTTACTTTAATCATTATCTACCACCCATCAAATCATCTAATATCTTCTTTCCCTCTTTGTCTAGTGTGGCTTTTCCCTTCTTCATTGCGTTTCTAAGCATGAATTTACCTGGTACGAATAGTATTTTACCCCCATCACTTCGCACAGCCTTACGCCGCTTTCTGGAGACTGAAAGACCCATACCTGCCCTTGTTCTATGACCATACTCAACATCCCAGGCGTAAAACTCACCTTTTGATTGGGCGTCATTGTAGATTTCAACCTCTTTACCTAAATCTCTGACCTTCCAACTTCTTCTAAGAGTTCCTGCTGTCATTGCCCTAGGGTCCTTATTGACTGGCGTATTCTCTATAACATCCCTTAATACTTCACTTGCTACTTTCGCCTTTAGCTTATTAAACTCTTCAGGTACTTTCTTCTCAATAGTATCTATCCTATTTATAAGGTCATCTAGGCCCTCAAATTCAAAGCTCATTACAATCTCTCCTTCAGGCTTACTGGTATTTCAAGATGTGATGGCCACTTAAATGGTATACCTGCTATACACTCATAATTCCTACCCAGGTGAGTTACTGAAAGCATATCGCCTTCCACTACATCCACTTCAGGCCTCGTATATACGATATAATCAACTACAAGCGTTTCATCATGGTATCCTGTACTGGACTTATCAAGCTCACAAGCCACATTAGATTTTATTATTTTCTTCTGCATGGTAGTAAGATGTGAATCACTATCTTCTACCTCTACATGTCTGATTATGTCCATTCTGTCGTGGTAGGTACTAGCTAATATATCTGATTCTCTCACCTAGTTACCCCCATTCATTTTAATAGTTCCCAGCTTCTTGAATCTAATAAGGTGTTTTTTGTACTTAGTGATTAAATCGTCAATAGATGTTATCTTGGTATTAGCACCCACATTATATTCAATCTTGGTATTTCCTCTGGTAATAGCCTTCACTTCGCCATTATTTTGGTTATCTTGGCCGCCGCTTGACAATGCCTTGTTGTATTCGCTTAACATTTCAACTATTACAAGTTCTAAGTCAGCCGGAATATCATCCCTGTTACAGAAGTTCTTAATCTTTTGAATAAGGATATCAAGAACGAGAGATATTGTACTCTCATTCTCTAATGTATCCTTACCTAGTAAGATTTTGAGTTTTGATATAATTCTCTCGTTCATTCTATCACCTTCCTATACTACGCACCCTTTACTTTGCAAGTGAAGTTTACAAGTGCCTTAGGCTCAATTACCTTAGTACCGTACACAAATAGACCCTTAACAGCATCAGCGAAAGTCTTTTCTGGTCTGTAAGATTCTATTTCTGTAATCTGGCCTGCGTAAGTTATGGCCTGTTCTGTACCTGCCATGATGGAGTACTTATTAGCAGCTACTGGTACATTATTTGACATTCTTAGCGTGAAGCCTGCTACATCTGCACCATCAATTACACCATTAGCTAACACCTTAAAGTCCTTAGTAAATCTTGGGTCCTTAGATAACATGCCTAGGTACCAAGCCGGTATAATAGCAAATCTTCCTGCTCTTGTTACGTTATTTTCATCAAGCTTAACTGCTAAATCAACTAGCTGGTCATATGCATTAGCTACTTCTACATCTATTGGTGTAGCTGTAGACCCTACCTTGATGCCTGCATCTTTCACAAAGCTAGCTATGTGCTGGTCTATAACATCACCTATAGCGTATGATGCTCTATCCATTGCCTTGTCTACCAGCTTAACATTAGCCTGTGCTGCATCTATATCATCTACCTTAAAGTTGAAGTACTTAGCCTTGTCTATTACAAGTTCCTGCTGTGTTGATGTTACTTCTTCTGGGTCTGCCAGCTTCTTAGGTGCGCCATCACCAGTTAGGTAATCCTTAATAGTAATTGGGCCTATCTGATTAATCTTAACCTTATCTCCCAGCTTCTTAATTTCCCCTTCGTAGTCATGATTAACGACATCTGCATACACTAGCTTCTTATCTAAGTTTGCCTGTAGTCTAGCCGACCACAGCGTTGGTATAAAATTCTTTATTGACATATTCTATTCTCCTTCTTTTATAATTTCATGTCTTTTATGGCATCCCAATTTGCATTGATCTCTGCCATAGACATGCCCCTTAGACTATCTGAAGATATCGGAGTATTCTTGTCTGTAGTCTTGGGTGTTTTCCCTTTTAACCTTTCATTGACTGCATTTTCAACAGCTATATCAAACTTTTCTTTAAATAGCTTGATATTTTCATTTGTGGACTCTGCATTTTCGCCCATTAAAAAAGAGCTAAACTCAACATCAAGCCCTTGCTTACCAAGTTCTTTTACTGTTTCTAGCTCTAGCCTATCTCTATTAAATTGGGCCCTGTCCTGTTCAAATTTAGTCTTTTCTTTTTCAAACTCTGCCTTGGCTCTTTCATCTGCCGACATCTTGGCCAGTTTCTCTGCTTCTGACTTCTCGTCTTCAAGCTTTTTCTCGTATTCTCTTTGCCACTTTTGTTCAGCAGTTTTCATAGCCTGGGTAACTCTTTTATCTGATTCAGATTGGATTAACTTCTGTAACTCCTCTTCTGTGTACGTCTTACCCTCTGGCTTCTTCTCCTCTGGTGGGTTATTTTCTCCACCGTTACCAGCTCCTGTATCCTCTGCCAGTAGCTGTAAATTCATCTTAAGTCCCTTATAGTTATTTTTCATCCCTCTAAGTTACCATCCTTTCTTTACAATAAAATAAGACCTTTTAGCGACTTGTCTGGGTCGAAATTTATGCACTAAAAAAAGCACCCACCTAAGTAAGTGCTGATTTTATTAAATTAATCTTTCACCTTTTTTTCATCCATTTCTTGTTGCTTCAATTCTTTTTCAGCAGACTCCTTGTCTTTATCATTTTGGGAAAATATACCTATCAGAGGAACTAACCCTACAAAAACAGTTGCAAATCCCACTATATTTTTTCCTTTAAACAACAAGAAACCTCCTAGCAATATAACCGCAAGAGTTAGTATGAAAGCAAAATAAGAATTTCTTTTTCTCTCTGAAGAATCATCAAAAACTATTTTTTCTTCAAGTTTAAATCTGTGATTTTGTTGATTTTCAGCCATTTTTAATATTCTCTCGGCTGCTCCTGGTACTATGTCATCATACCCTTTCATTATATCTGGGTGTGGCAATGGACCAGAAAAACTAATTTCTGATTTCTGAACTTCAAGCACCATCTTCCCAGTCTTTCTATCATCAGAGATTACTTCCGCCTCAATTTCAACAGGCTTTCCAATTACCTCTATATCACTATCTATCATATTTTGAATACTCCTCTAAAGATTTCATCATATCCTGTCCTACATATTTCCAATCTTCTTCTATAACTTTTCTATCACTTCTTCCTATTACAGTGTGAACATCATAGTTCCTTTTCCCACCACTTAGGTTGTATACATTTAAGAATGCCATTTTAAGTGATGTTAAAGTGTAAGAGTAGTTTCTCAATAACTTATCCATAATTTCCCCTCCTTAACACAGATAAATAACTTATCTATATTAAGTATACAATAGGAATCTTAATAAATCAATAATTGTTAAAAAGCACCCTAACTAATGTTAAAGTGCTTATATATATATATAAATGGTGCAATATCCTTTACATCCTTTAGCCCATTTTTAATTTTCTGCATTGTTAAGTTTTCCTGTAAAAACTCCATACCCTTAATTGTCAGTCTAGGCTCTATAGCTTTAAACCCATAGCCACCCACATAATTGACTCTTGTAAAACCATCAATTAATCTTTCATCAATCATTGATTGTAGTATTCTATTTCTTCTCTCTTCTGATATTTTTAAAGCCTCTAGAAAGGTACCATCAAATCGGCTACTATCCATAGATGCCTCAATTCCAACTAGTATCTTATATACTATTTTAAGATTATCCACTATATCACCTCTTTTATATCGTCTATTGTAATATCAATAGTTTCCCAAGTACTAGGATCGTCACCTACATCAGCAAGGAATTGAGTATCGCTGAACACTTCAACAACCGCTGCTTGTCTGCCATCTTTTAAAACTACTGTATCATATTGCTTTATGTCCACTTTACTTCACCTCCGTTATATATGCTGTAGTCATATGTGTTTTTCCATCACTTTCAATCCAAGCCACTAGTACATTAACTGGCTCTTTATTTTTGTTATAGAATATTATTTGTTGTTCATATCTTTTACCATGAGGGGTTGTCCCCTTAAATGTAGCAGGATAGTCTCTTGCTCTTAAGAGTATTTCCCTCTTAAATTTATCATAATTATCTATACTGTAACCTAATTTTTCTTCAATCAACCTACCTTTGTTGAGCCCTTTTTCATTTTCTCCAGCAAATAAATATTTTTCAAATTTGTTTTTGTCAATAGTGGCTGTGTCAACGTTAGGCAACTTTAATTCGGGATTATTTTTAAGCTTCATTCTCCTGGTGTAATCAATGCTTCTTAACCTTTTATCTCTTTCACTTCCATTATACTTTAAATCTTGATATTTATCAAATTTTTCAGGTACTTCAACGCCTGCACTTTTATATCGCTCGTGTTGTTTCTTGTCATTATGTCTATTGTTCCATTTCTTTTCCTCTATCAGATACTTAGGGTCAGACTCAACATACTTTTTATGCCACTCTTTATAGTTTAGTGACTTATCAACTTTGACTTCGTTATTAAACATGTCTCTGGCTGTCCTAGTCCCTTCCAAAGCCCCAGTATATGGTGCGGTTGTACTTCTACATCTAGGGTGCATTGGTGGATAATTTACCCCTGCTTGTGCATCCTTAATACTAAATACTTCATGGTCTAAATCTCTGCATATATCAGAGGTTCTTAAGTCTAGGGTAGCAACATAGATATATTCGTCAACACCCATTTCATTATAGGCTTTCAGTGTACCAAGGCTACTAAAATAGGCTTGTTCAGTGTGTACCAATGTAGCGGCTGCCCTTTTTGATACATCCATCTTCTTTGCTACACTTTCTATAGCTTGCGTGCAGTCAGCCCCTGATATAGCCATCTTTACTATCTCTTCTTCCAAGGCATCTTTTAGTTTGGCCCTATTCTTCCATATTCTTTCGCTGAAGTTCTTCCCTGACCAGGGCCTTTCAAATTCTTTTACTATTTCCCCTATAGTTAGTTTATGAAAATCTTTTATCACTGTTTCACCGGTTGCTACACCTATATCAAATATAACCCTATGATAGTTGGTCTGTAGTGACTCTTTCATGAGTGACTCTACAGCTTCGTGTTGATAGATATATGTCTTGTCTATTTGCTTTTGGATGTTAAAGAATGTTTCTTCAAGGTGGCTTATTCTTGACCTGGTGGATAAAGTGTTAAGCTCCAGTTGTATCTCTGGGCTGTCTATAAGGTCCATATACTCTTCTAATCCCATCCTAAAGCTTTTATACTCATCACCCGTTAGAAGCTTAGTAGCAAGGTCATAATCAAGCTCATTATCCTCTGCGTATCTGTAATACAAGACGGATATTTCTTTTTCAATTTCTTTCAAGCAATTATAGAATGCATCATTAATTGTCTTAACTACTTCATCTGCTGACCTAATATCTGCCCGTGACCTCTCAAGGGCCCTTTGAATCCAGTAGTTACTCTTCTTTGGCATCAGTATCACCACCCACATTATCTATATTGGTGAAATCATAACTACTTGTTATCTCCTCGTCTTCAGCCTTTTTCTTTTCTAACTCTTCCTTTGCATTTTCGACAAATGGAAGTTGGTTAAGTAATGTTTCACTGCTTAAGTAAGGTGATAAATTCTTAATAGTCTGGGATAACTCATATATATTCTGTGGTAGTGTATTGGCAAACTTGACATTAATGTCAGTGAAGAGGTCTATATCCTTTTCTAGGCTTAGAGAATTACAAATAAGTTCTATTCTTCGCTGTAGTCCTTTCTTAAATTTCCTTTCCTTGTTGCTTCTTATCTGCTCCATAGCTAAGATCTTATACCTAATTGATACACCACTTAGATTATTACCAAAGCTTTCATCTTGCATATCCGGAGTATATGAAAACTTATGGATATCTCTTCTAACTCTATCCTTGTAATTCTCTACCCACGCATCATTTATTTCCTTGATTAGCCACTTAGCATCACCATCATCATCAAGTAGCATTACTCTGTTTCTCTTAAGCTCATCTATTCGATCTGAGTCTGTACCAGCCATATTTACAAGTATCAAATATGCATCAGTAAATTGGTCCATGTCGTTTAAGGTATTTGACTGTGCCTTATTGTAAGCATCTATCAGCGTAATTACCTGCTCAAAGTCCCCTTGCTCTTCCTTGTTGTTCACGTATTCAACTACTGGCACATCCTTAAATGTATGTGGTGTTACTTGATCTAAACTTAAATCAGAATCCTTGCCCTTATATAGCGTACATACTTCTTTGTCGTATACTTCTGCATATGTTATCTTATCATTACCCTCACCCACATCATAATACCTGATAGCAAATTTAATGCTTGGTGATATTGTCATATCGTAAATAACAAACATCTGGTCTGGTCCAAATTCATTAAATCTTATTCGCGCATCTTCATCACGATATAAAAGTTCATAGGCCTTGCCTTTTATGCTGCATATCTTGGCTAGCTCTAGATTTTCTTCCTGCTCGTCTGAATAATCAAATATTGCCTGCAGGTCCTCAAGTAGTCCATCTTCTTCTTTGCTTGTGTAGCTTATAGGCTGACCCACAAAATAACCTACAAGCATATCGGTAATATATTTAGGATATGGATTTACTATTTTGTTATTAGGCTGTCCATCCCTAGATGTATGGTCCAGTATATCGTGCTTGCCTTCATAATATTTCTGAAGCTTAATATATCTAATGGACTCGGCCTTATGCTTCTTAATGAACTTTTGCACATCTTTAATGCTTAATTCGTCTTTATCGGTCCTATACATATCATCCCCCCTATAGTCCTAACTTAGCCTTGTTCATAGTCTTAAGGCCCTTTGATTTTCTCCAGGGCTCAATACCATACCTTAAGGCTGCTATTGCGTCATCAAAAAATGGAACTGGCTCATCTAGATAAGTACTTAGCTTATCGTCATACTTCCACTTCCACTGTCCTAACTCTTTTATTAAATTCACGCATGACGGATGTACATATACCATTCTTTGTTTTATCCAGTCTATCTGCGTGTTGATATATTTTTTATCTGTTGTCTTTTCTTTCTTGACCCCTTTGGCTTTATATCCAGCCTTCTGCCAAGTCTTTTTTCTATCTGGCTCTGCTGAATCGCAATACATTACTATTTTTTTATTAAGTTTACCCTCAACATCTTCAATAATTTCTGATGTATCTTTTTCATAGCAATAGTGTTCGTTCAGGATATATAAGTCACCGTCCTTATACGCTATTGTAAGGATGGCATTGGCGTGGTTATATCCAAAGTCCTGACCTATGCTTAAGTATTCATAATCATCTGTATCCTGGCTGATGTTCTTAACTTCCCAATTATTTAATATAAGTCCACCAACTTCTCCCCACTCACCGAGACCGTATATCCTATATCCGTCTGGATCTCGTTCTTTCCTCATCATCATTCTTTTGTGATAGGCTTTGTCTATGAAGCGGTTTTGCAGATAAGTTGACTGGTGTGTAAATACGTCCTCATGTATAATGTCAAAATACTTAGCCTTTATCCAGTGCCTAGAGCTTACAGGATTGAATGTAAAGGTCATCTGATAGAATAGGTTAGGATTGTCTAGCTGTCCTCTTAAACGGTCATCAAGGATATCTATATCGGCTTCTGTTAGTTCTGTGGCTTCTTCTACCCATATCCACACTAGCTTACCAGTTTTGAAGGTGATTGACTTTACCTTTTCTCGCTGCTTATCGTCCTTCATTCCCCTAAATATTATGGAATTTCCGGTAAGTAAACATTCAAGTTTTAGTGGTGACTGGGTCACCTTCCACACTCTTTCTGCCTGGTCTCCAAACATTTTATATATGGCACTTTGAAGCTCTGCAAATGTTGAGTCCCTGTTTGACTCGTCAACTTTTCTGACTACTAGCAAGTTAGCACCTTTATATCTTATATCTGACAACTTCTTAATATAGTCTTGTGCTATGTTAGTAGACTTACCACTACCCGCTGAACCTTTAAGGACCTTATATCTTTTGTGGCATTCGTTGACTGGCTTAAATACCTTATTCCACTGCAACTTTACAGTTCTAGATATCTTCTTCCCCATAGTCATCCTCAAATATCAATTCTATATTGCCAGATACATCTACCTTATCGGTCCACATTGAATATCTCTTGCCTAATAGTTCTGCTGCCTTTATCCTATCCTTAGCACCTACATCTATATTTGTCTTCTCCTGCCCCCACTCTGCGCCTCTTGAAATAAGTGTCTGTTCGGTGTGTTCTCCTCGCATTACAGAAGTAAGGTACTCCAGCACCTCTTTTTGGTCGGCTATCTTCTCTGAGTCAAGTTTTGCCAGTCTTTCGTCTATATATGTTTTAATTCCAACATTTTCCAACAGTTTATGGCTTTGTGCTTTCGCATATTTTTCACTGTATCCAGCTAAAATAGCTGCTTCACATTTATTACCGCTGATGATATACTCATCAGCAAATTTCTTTTGTTTTAACGTCAACCCATGGTATATCACCACCCTTCAATTTATTGTATGAAAAAAGAACCCATTACAGGTTCTTAATTATGCACCAACTTCATTATCATTACTACTAAACCATTTTTAGATTGATAATTTTTTATATCCTCAAATCCAAATTTTTTATAAAAACTAATCAACTTCTCTTTGCGTTCACACTCTAACCACACGTATTTTGCCTTTATTATCCTGCTAACCGCTAAAAGATTTTCATACGCCAAAGTTAACAAATCTCTACCAGATATAGCGTCCATTGGTATTTCTTCTGAATAGTTTTTCCCAATCTGTCCTATCAAATAACTGTTTATATAGTATGCCCCAGAATCCGTCTTATCACCTTTTTTGCAAAGTTTTTGTCGCTGGTTTGCAGATAAATTAGAATAGTTACTTTTGGATATTATTAGCTTTTTGTTAGCTAATGAAAAATACCCCACTAGCTTTAACCTTCCATCAAAACCCTTAAAAACTAAATGAGTTGTAGATATTGAAGCTTTTTCAAACTCGATAGCTTTACAATGTAAAAAGCACTCCACGTCATTCTTTCTATCACCTGGAATGCTTTTAAAATCAGTAATTATGTTTTTTACTTTCACCTCACCTATAGACTCAATCATATCACCTAGTGTAATAACCTCATACTCCATAAGCTACTTATCATCCTTCCTAGAGAATAGGTTTTTGATTTCAGATAAGTCACTAATTCGATTAGCCTTTAATGCCTTGTTAAGATTAGGCTTTCTGTCATTTTCTAGAACACGTAACAAATCAGTCACTGATTTCCTACTGAATTTCATATCGGTAGTAAAACTTTTAGTTGCCATACTACCCACCTCCTTCAAACTTTCTCCTTAAACTAATTGCTTTCTTCTTAACTACATTATACCATCTTTTATAGGCTTTTCAACACATTTTTTTAATTTTACTAGTAACGCTATCGTTACTTTTTATCACAACAAAAAAGACACCCTACTGGATGTCCTTTTCAAAATATATAAGTTAAGGAGGTTCTCGTAACTTCCTAATTTAATGGTGGAAGAAAATACAATCATCAAAATCATAAAGAAGCGGTAAAATATCTCCTCTTTCACTTCTTCCACACTATCATATTACCACTGTTTTTTTTCCCCGATGTTGCAAGTTATTTTTTTATTTTTTTTATGAAGTCATATTAACTTCAATCCCCTTGCAACCTGGTTAATAAACTTAGACTTATACCTTCCATAAGTCGACCTATCTGCACCTATAGGGTATGGCTTGTTGTATTGAATATTGCACCAAACCCCATCTCTATACTCTTCAGGAATATCTAAGAGCGATAGATCAATAGCTTCAATTTCCCTAATTAGATCACATCTCTTCACAGCAACATCCGCAACCTTATCCGTTAAGTTACTTCCTTTAGGCATACCATCATTCTGAGCCCCTCCACAAACTAACATGCTTTCTGCTTCTTCTTTCATTCGCTCATAGTCTCTAATCACCCATAAGGTCCTGTGATATACACTTTTAGGCAAGTAATACTTATTGTTTTTTCGTCTCTGATAATCTCTCATTACTTCCTTTTGTACCTCTCTCCTATATCAATTTGTTGGTAAACATCCTTAGATACACTATACCTAAGTAATTCCTTGTGGTTATCTTCAACCACTATATAGTAGGCTTCGTCAAATCTCTCACCGTTTTCTATCTTTTCAGGCACGTGTTCCTTTTCAATGACTTTGCCCACATATAACCTATCCTGTTCTTGCTGGACAACCCTACCCGTGTGGGCCCCAGCTAAGAATATGCTGCATAAAACAACTATGACTATTGCAACATAGTATATCTTCTTGGGCAATTTCCTATAGTCTAAATAACTCATATCACTCACCAACACTTTCCAAAGTCTCGATTGCAAAATCAAGATTCTTCCTAGCTTTTTTCAGGTCCTCAAGGCCATTTTTCTTTTCCCATCTAAAAATATATTTCATAGCATTGCCACAAGCCCAGTATACGTATCCCTTAGTGCCTAACACTGACTTTATCACATCCTTAGACTCTATATCTAATCCATCTAACTTATAATGTGCTGGACTGTTGACCATGTCAGGCATTTCACCCGCTATATATGGTGCCATCGCTTCATTCTTAATCTGTTCTTCTAATTCATTTCTTATCATACTTAACCCCTATCTAAACTACTTCCCATCTAACAACTTGATAAATATCACTTATTAGGTTAGAATCATAAAAACTAACAATGACGGCTTTTAGTGGAATAAGTTCATCTCTCTCATAACTTAAATCATGATTACCTGAACCATCTCTTGATTTAAACCTAACCCTAAGCTTTTTATTTTCTTTATACGCTATGTTAAGTGCATATATAAACTCACTTTTCTTATTCATCACTTACCACCTACAATTCATCTATCCTGATAAAAATACCCGGGATCACTGCCCAGAATTTTTCACATATCAAACTTGCCACCTGTGAATCATCTTTCCAGAAGCCCACGTCTGTCATACAATCTTGCAGTAGCTTTTGTGCATTGTCTAAATCTGGCTTAGTATCTTTGTATTGTCCGTCTGTCTTTCCATCTATCAGAGGATAGCACCACTTCACATATACCCTCAGAGGCCCTGACAGCTTTTCTACAGGCTTATGTTCCCACAGGTAACCTGTTAGCTTACTTCTTGCCTTCTTAAGCTCTACAGGCTCATAGAAGGCCTTATTTTTAAAGTTAATCTGCTTTTCTTGGTGGGTAGCAGTTGGTGGCTTCATTGCCATAAAAAACTCAATCATTTTTACACCTCACTTTTCACTTCAAATCTCCAAGGTATTCTCCAGCTAACTATCCAGCTGTTCTCAGACATTAAGTTATCATCAAAGTTCATTCTTACATGCGTATCTATAAAAACATGCTCATTGAAACTTTTATATATTTTAACGTACCTTTTTTCCTTTTCTCTAAAAACAACCTCTACTGGTTTTCCCTTCAAAAAAGCACCACCTATAAATCTTAAAAATTCTTCTTTCTTCGTCATGCTTACACTTCCTTAAAATTTATTATTAATTAAATTTCATTATCTTTTAAATTTCTTTGCAGGACAATTTCGCTTTAGTCTTTAGGCGACCGTGAAGAGTTATGTAGGGCGGTAGCTTACGCCCTACTAATCTTTCACAGTCTAGGACACTTTTGTGTCACGTGACAGAAAAATATATATATTATATATATGTTTTTGTCGTCCCACTGCGACAATAACTGAAAAACAGTTTTTGTCACAGGTTTTGTGTCACAGTGCGACAATAACTGAAATTTATGTTTTTGTCACAGTGTGACACGTGCGACAAATTCAGTTTTTGTCACAGGTCACGTCTTCCATTTTTCGACTAATTACACTTGGTTTTCCTGGACCTTTTTCCTCAGAATTAAATCCACCGTGCTCTTTAATTCGTCTCCAAACTGTCCTTGTTGTTACACCCATTTCATCTGCTAAGTCATTAATTGTGACTTCTTCTAGGTCCATTTCTAGGTTTGCAAAAGCAATTTCCAAGGCGTTAATTCTTTCTTCTTGCTTCTTTTCCTTAGGCTTTCTAGACTCTATGCCTTTTTGCCAAGGTGCCTTTTCAGACTCTGGCATGGTATCTTTTAAAACACCTGAATCATCTATTCTGTGTATTGGGTAGTCAAACCATACATTTACCGGATCAAAGCCAGCAAATTCTCTAAGAGTCCCTTCAATTCTCCAGGCTGTCTTCTGTCCTGCAGCTCTCATTACACCATCTATCCTTCTTTCAAGGTCTATAAATTGCGTCTTAGTAAGAGCCTTGTTAGCATGTGCCAACATCTGCACCCTACTTAAGGTATCATCTAATCCAACATTTTCTTCAAAATAGTCTGGATTTAGATTTTCTATAGCAAGACTGATATAGCTAGCAGCCGCTCTTTCCTTTTCGTGCTTGATTAACTCATCTGGGAGTGATAGCTCTGTTAAGTCAATTAGTGCATCCGGATCTCTTGCAAATACCCCTGAACCACTAGCCCTATCCATAGACCTCTTAGAGCCTTGATAGCCCTTTGAATGGTGGTGACAATAAATTACCGCACTACCTAAATCTGTACACACTCTATCAAATTGATTACAGAAATGAGCCATCTGGTCTGCTGAGTTTTCATCACCTGTAATAACCTTATATATAGGGTCTATTATTATAGCCGTATAGTTCTTCTTGTGTGCCCTTCTGATTAGCTTAGGTGCCAACTTATCCATAGGGACTGACTTACCCCTTAGATTCCATATATCTATGTTTTTTAGGTTGTTAGGCTCTATCTCCATAGCCGAGTAAACATCTTTAAATCTATGTAAGCATGAGGCCCTATCAAGCTCTAAATTTACATACATAATCTTTCCCTGCTCACACTTCCAACCCATCCATTTGTCACCTTCTGCAATGGCCACACATAGCTCGATAAGTGCATATGACTTACCGGCCTTAGAAGGGCCTGCCATCAGCATTTTATGGCCCTGCCTAAGTATTCCATGTATTAGAGGTGGAGCTAGAGGCGGAAGGTCATTGAAGAAGTTTTCCAGGCTTTCAGGATCTGGCAAATCATCATTGACACCTTCTATCCATTCAAACCATTCATTCCAATTAGACTTTCCAATATTTACATCTATCAAGAATTGCTTCTTGCCATTTCTTGTAACACCCGGCATTCTACTAAGCCTTGAAGGATTTTTATTCTGTTCATCTACTTCAAGGCCATTCTTTTTACAAACTGAGTAGAGATAATCTACTCTTTTTCTGTATTCATCATAGCTTGATGCATCAACCTTCACTATAGAATGAATAGACTTTTTCCCTGAAAACACCATACATGCTATTGGCAGTTCTAACTCCCTCATAATGGCGTTTTGCTTTTCTAGATCCATTGAATCTGACTCAACAAGTGCATATTTATATTCAGTCACATTGTCATTCTTGCAGCCCTTGCCGTCTAATGGATTAAATCTAATCCATGCTCCTGCCTCTTTCTTGTAATCACCTAGCACTGCGCCTATATCACCATTACACTTACTAAGCGCTTCTATAAGCTCTCCTGCTGTCCTGTCCCAGCTACCCTTAGTTGGTAGATACTTATCATCTTTGTTCCAAGTCTCTGTAACATAACCGACATTTTCAGATACATCAAATAATGTTTCTAAATATCTAATTAAGTCATTTACAGGGTCCCAGTTTTTAGGCTCTTCGATCTCTTTTCCTTCAAGCCAAGTTTGGTCAACCACTACTAGGTCGTCTTTAATTTCATCATCCCAGTCTAGTTCGTGTCCACCTGATTTCATAGGAATATAACCCCTATCAACTGCCATTTGATATATGGTGCCACCAGTAACGGGCGTTCTGGTTCCGTTAAAGCTAGTCCACTTAGTAAAACACTCTCCTATTTTATATCTACTATCTGCTTTACTCCACTTATCCCAGTCTGAGGCTGCATATCCTTCTTCTTTCAAAGCCATGCCTACATTTACCCATTCTTGATAAGTTAGTTTATCAGGTCTTATATATTCAATTAAGTCTAATAAATTAGAATGGTACTGCCTCATTTCCTACCTCGTTTCTAACAGGCTTATAATCTTTAGGTGAAATATCTCTAGGTATTTTCCACCCATTACCTGCAATTCTATCAATTAATTTTCTAGCACTGTCAAATTCCCAAGTACCTACATTTTTAAAGCCTCTTTGTTCTAAAAACCTAATCTGTTTAGGTGTTGTAAGGCCCGCATCTCTTCTTGCTGATAACCTGTCAAGAAGTAACTTGGCCTTACCTGCATTATCTATTTCATCAGGCATTATTCCAAGCTTTTCAAGAGTTTTTACCTGCTTATTAGAAGGCGGACTCATTTCCCAGCCAAAGGCCGGCACATAACTTGATAAATCTTCTGCCTGTATAGACATTTCAAATTGTAGAGGATCTACTAATTTTCTCTTACGTTTTCTCATTTCTTCAAGCTGCTTAGCTAGGGCTTCTTCTCTTTGCAGTATTACTTCTTCTTCACCCATCTTTTCAACTTCCATAATATCTTCAGGGCAGCCAGACTCTTCAATAATTTTAGTCATAGCCTTAGCAACTTCTTCATTTTGTGCTATCAAAGAGGCTGGATGGCACAACTCGTGTTTTTCTGTATGCCACAAAAAATCAAGTACTAATAAGTTTTCTTTTCCTGGATGTAACCTTGTTCCACGACCTACCATCTGACTATATAATGATCTAACCTTAGTTGGCCTTAAAACGATTACACAGTCTACAGATGGACAATCCCAACCCTCAGTTAATAACATTGAGTTACAAAGAACATTGTATCTGTCATTCTCAAAATCTTCCAAGACCTGGGCCCTGTTGTCCGAATCTCCATTGACTTCTGCTGCCTTAAATCCTTTTTCTTGAAGTATTCTTGTAAACTTTTGAGATGTTTTGATTAGCGGTAAAAACACAACTGTTTTTCTATCCTTACAATATTTCAACATCTCATCTGCTATCTGCTCTAGATATGGATCAAGTGCAGTTCCAATTTCACTTGCCTTAAAATCACCGGCTTGTTGACTTACTCCAGTCAAATCAAGTTTAAGTGGAATAGTTAAAGCCTTTATAGGCGACAAGTAACCTTCCTTAATAGCTTTAGGTAATGTATACTCATAAGCCAGACTCTCAAAGTATGAGCCTAGGTTTTTCATATCGCCTCTGTCAGGCGTTGCTGTAACTCCTAATACTTTTGCCTTATCAAAGTAACTCAAGACCCTTTGATAGCCGTCTGATATGCAGTGATGGGCTTCATCTATAACTATTGTATTAAAGTAGTCTTTATCAAACTTGTTAAGCCTTTTTTCTCTCATCAAAGATTGAACCGACCCAACCGTTATTCTATAAAAGCTACCTAGACAAGTATTTTCTGCTTTTTCAACTGCACATCTAAGGCCAGTTGCTTTATCTAGCTTATCGGCTGCCTGTTCTAAAAGTTCTCCCCTATGTGCTAATACTAAAACCCTATCGCCATTTTTTACTCTATCTTCTATGATCTTGCTAAAAACTATTGTCTTTCCACACCCTGTTGGTAAAACAAGGAGTGTTTTTAGCACTCCCTGGTTCCATTCATTTAATACTGCACTTTTAGATTCTTCTTGATACGGTCTTAGCTTCATAACTAAAATGCTCCTGGTGTAAACGTAGGTGCAGCATCTTCTTTAGGCTCATAGAATTTCTTAATCTCGTTTGATTGCATTTTATCTCCACTATTAGAGACCCAGTCTCTGACTCCAACTTTGCATCTTCCCTTGGCTCCAATAACTAGATTCCAGTTCATCTTAAGAGGCTGGCCCTTTTTCTTTTGCCCTATTGATGTAAAGAATTCAGATAGAAATCCTTCTGTCCTCTGGTGCAGTAGTAGGTTATGTTGAATAATATTTACACCCTCTGGTATCTCTATTTTTATTTTAAGAATTGCCTTGTTGCATGGTGGCATTTTTTCGCTGCCATTATGCCTAGCTCTTTCAAATGAAACTACTTCAAAATCATAATCTCCTGCAGGTAGGAGTACAAATTCGGGACCCTCTTTGCTTATCTCATCATCCCATCCTAATTCTCTTTCATTCATTAAATCTGCCATTATCTTCTCCTTATCTTGTCTGTATTTTTTTTGAGGGGAACTAGTCCCCTCACTGAACTACTATGATATAATTGTTATTCCGTCGATTTCTTTTAAGTTTGCTTCTAAATACTTCTTGATATTTAGCATTGCTTCATTTCTCCAAGCTCCACCGTCTGCCTCAAATAAAGCACAAGTTGGGCCTGACTGCATTCTAAATACAAACTGACTCTCTGGTTGTTCAACTTCAATAAAAGTTCTTCTTGGAACAAGGACTACTGGATTAGGGATTTTAACATCTTCTACAGTTGCTACACCTGTCTTAATTGTTGCAGCCTGACTGATTCCATCATCACCGATGCTTTGAATAGTTTCTTCTTTTATATTTCCAACTACTTTTAGCAATACTTCTCTATGCACATTTTCAATAAATGTACTCTGTAAAAGTATGTTAAAAGACTCTGTGTCATGGTAGTAGTCAAAATTTATTCTAGGAGTTAAAGCTCTTGCAAATGCAACTTTTCTTCTCTTACCATCAATATCCAACCCTCTTTCTACTGATATTTCAGTAGGCGACTTTACAACAACTAATAAGTTTTCTAAATGCTCTTTATCCACATTAGATTTTATGTAGTCTACTAATCCACTCAATGTTGAAATATGTAAGCAGTCAAGATCTACATTTTCATCTATTCTGTTTAGGGACTTATTTGTGTAATAAACTCCATCAACTTCTATGACATCTACTCTGTCTTCACCTAATTCAACCATATACTCTAGTGCTTCTTTTAAATTTTCCATCATTTTTTTATCCTCTCTTTTAATTATTTAGCTAATAAGTCTACAACTTTTTTACTTTCTTTATTAGTAGCATCTAAAATTTCATTCATGCTAACCTGTCCTTTCACCTGGTTGTTGTATTCTTTCGCAACAACCTTACCACTATGGAAGTCCTTTTCAACAATCATCATAGTTGGTTCTGATGTTGGTGGCGCAAGTGTAGTTTTAATTGATGGCGTAAATTCCACCATTCCCTCTGTTTTTGTAGGCTTAAATTTAAGTGTTATTGTTATCTGCCTAGTCTTTCCTTCGTCTACATTAGGGTCCTTAATATTATCAAAAACCCTCTGTAGTTCATAATTAACCTGTTCTGCTAAAACTCCACCCTGTAAATCATCTAGTTTAATATTTGCCATTTTTACATTCCCCCTTTAATCATTGTATATACTTGTTCCCACGCTCCAACTAAAACACCCTGAACAAAACCTTCGTCATAATTTTCTATAGGTGTACCAGCTGGATAATATCCTCTACTTGATACAACATTTTGTATCTGCTCAATAGTCACATTATTAGCCACCATAAGATCATTCAATTCTTTATTACTAACCAATCTTACAGGTTCTTGCCTTACTTCTTCTTTTGTTTCTTCACTAAATGGTGTAGCTTGGTTAGATTCTACAAAACTTATTTGTTCTGTTTTATTTTCTGTCTTTGTTTCTTCTGTTGGCTTTAATGCAGTTTCATCAGCCTTAGGTTTATTTGCCACAGGATTTTCTTTTTTAGATTCCTTAGGAGCCATTATTGATGCTACCCTATAGTCTTTTTCAAATATATGCGCTATTTCCTTGTAATCAAAGTCTAGTTTGTCTGCTAGGCCTTTTCTATTCTTAGCATCCCATGAAGGCGTGTGAGTTGTATACATAACTCTCCTGCCGCCCTGAGCCTTATTCTTGCCTTTAACAGCCCCTTGGTTATCAACATTTACAACATGAGTTTCATAGTTGGCAAAAAGTATCATATCTGCCCATTCTTTTAATAGTGGGGCTGTCTTCTTTTGTAGTTTGAGTTCCCACCTATCATAAGCGCCCAGCTCGTCTGGTTGTTCAAATTTATTAATCTTAGCATGCGCACATATAACAACATTTATTCCTAAGTCAATAAACTCTTGTAAGCTGTTTAAGAAGCGCCCAAACTCTTCTTCTAAGTAAGTGTATCCCTTACCCCAGCCTAGACCTTCTATTCCATCTATCTGAAATTTATTGCATATATCTTTACTTATCAGTCTTTCAGTCCAGTCTGCTGTATCTATGACAAGCGTTCTAAATGTCATAGGTCTTGCAGTTTTTATTCTTGCTATCATATCTTTTAGCATTGAATAGCTGGTAGGTGTTGGAGTTCTGGTAACGTCTAGATCGTTTGTTCCTTCTTCAACATCTATGAATATTGTTGAAGGAAATTGGGAAGCAAATGTTGATTTTCCAATTCCTTCTGTGCCATATATGACAACTCTTTGCGCCTTTTCAACTTTTCCACTTGATATACCTGGTATCATTAGAATTCACCTGCCTTCCATTTTGGCTTTTCTTTTTCTGTTTCTTCATTTTCTTGACTAACTACATATCCGTCTTCTATGATTATGCTGCATTCATCCCCCTTAGAAACTCTAGTAGCTATTACCTGAAGACCCTCTTTTTCAAGCCAACTTCCAAAGTCTTTTAATGTATCTAAATCCATCTGCTCAAGCTTATCCATCAATACAAAGCCACACTTAGGATTTAGCTTTCTTACTATGGCTGTTGATACTTTTAGCTGGTCTGCACCACTCATAGAATCCCATTTAAATCCCTTATAAATAAGCTCTCCATCCTCCACAGATAAGCCTTCTAGTGGTAAGTTTGCGTTATCAAGCAACTCTCTTTTTTGCTCTCTTAGATTAGCGATTTCTGTAGTTAATTTACTGTACTGATCTCTATATTCCTGGGCATCTTCTTCAGCTTTTTCCTTAGATAAATTCGCTCTAATCTTTTCATTAGTCTGCTCTATATTCTCTATGCTTGCTTCAAGTTCTGCAGTAGATTCATCTTGCAATTCTTCTACTGTTTTCTTAGCAAGCTTAATCTGCTCACCCCTGGTATTAATACGACTTCCAAGCTCACTTTTTTCATTTAGCAATTCTTCAATTTTAGCAGCAATTTGGTCATACTTTTCCTGATCTAATAGCTGGTTGGTTTCTAGTTCCCTAAGGTTTCTTCTGTGGATTTGATTCTGACCATTCTTAGCAAGTATCTCTTGCTGCTTCTTAATTAGATCACTAGCTGAAATTATTTCATCAGGGACATCTGGATAATATATTTGTTCCTTAGCATACTTCTCTTTTTGGTCCGCTATCTGACCTATTGCGTGCCTCTGGTTATATATTTCTCTTTCTTTTCCTTCTAACTCTGCTAACTTATCGCCTACACCTATAATCTGAAGTAATGTAGTTGCTTTTTCTTTGCTGGTTTGATTCATAAACTTCGGAAGGTTTAGGGCCAACTCTTCCACAAAACTATCTAGTAGCTGCTGCCCTGCTTTTTCACCTCTAGGATCTATGACTTTTAAGTCTGAGTTTTTACCTTTTCTTTCAACCACAAGACCATTACTCATGGTAATTTTAAGATTAGGTGGAATCACTGACCCTTCCCTTGTAGCATTTGATGGTTTGTATCGATTTCCACCTAGGGCCCAAGTAATTGCATCTAACACCGAAGTTTTCCCCTGATTGTTATTACCACCTATAATTGTTAGGCCTGTATCAGAAGGTTTTAACTTAACAGCCTTAACCCTCTTAACGTTTTCTATTTCTAATTTATTAATTTTTATTTGTTCCATTTGATTCTCCTTAACGTTTCTGATATAATTAAGTTGATTAACTTAACTATTTTTTTTAAAGCGATTGACTGATTTCCGATTATTAGTCGTCGCTTTCTTCGTATTGCCACCCAAGATAATCATCTGACTTTAGATACTCTTGGTAATCTAAGTAGTCTTTCAGGTCATCTATTCCTAAATCTTCGGCTCTCAACTCAATCACCCCCTAATCTTCATATTTAATTGCATCTAGCAATTCAATAACTTCAGTGAGTTTATCCCTTACGCCTTTTACACCTTTTCGCGTATCGACAAAACCTTCTTTTATAAGGGGTATTCCTACCTCTGCAATAGTGCTAACATAAGCCTCTACTATATTTAGAATCTCTTCTGGTTCGCCCTTTTCTTTTGCTTCAGCAATTACATTTTCATAATTTTTATTTGCAGCCTTTACAAATTCATCCAAAGCTCCCAATAAATCTTTCATTTCCTTTTCACAACAGTTCATAATTTTACCTTCCTTTACTTAAATTAAATATTTTGCCACTTACACCAAGCCATCTTGATGTACTCAAGCCCTATCAGTAGAGCGTATCCTATAGCCCCTAGAAAGTCATCTACACTCCTCAAATTAATCACCTCTCACTTATCCCATATCTTTCATAAAAATACTCTCTGGGTACTCTAGCCTGTACAGTCCTATACCCTTTAGCCTGTAACTCTGCGTTTAGCTCTCGTATTATCTTGTAGCCGGTACATATCTTCCGGTCTAATATGGAGCTAATTTCATCAGCTTTAATATAATAATCTTTCATTGTCTCACCCCTTAACATACTTATATATTTTCAATCTCCTTGTGCTATAATTTACTTACAGGCTCATT